CCCTTCTAACCGCAACGGGCAGAGTGGTGTCCAAAGGCCCGGCATTTCGTCCTTAGCCGCCGGGCCATCCACTCCTTGGAATAAGAATGATAGAGAAATTTAGTACAATTTTCGATGGTTTACGTGCGGCTTATGGCACGTTTAAAATCGAAAACCGCAACGAAAAAGGGAAAGCTACCGGCAAAGCTATGATCGTTCGCGAACCACGTACCGAAGCGACGTGGGAGGGGCATCTGAGCGGCAACGGCCAGTCGGTTGGCATTATCCCAATCAACGAAAACAACGAATCTAGATGGGGTTGTATCGACATTGATGAATACAACTTTGACCATCAAGCACTAATCAAGAAAATTTTAGCGGCAAAACTCCCACTGTTAGTTTGTCGCAGTAAGTCCGGTGGGGCACACGTCTTCTTATTTACCTCTGACTTTATACCGGCGAAAGATATGCAGGACATACTGACAAGGTTGTCCGTCAGTTTAGGGTATGCGGGCAGTGAAATCTTTCCAAAGCAGGTGGTGCTTAATTTAGAGCGTGGAGACGTCGGCAACTTCCTAAACATGCCCTACTACGATCACGAGAATGGACTGCGCTATGCGTTCAAAGATGATGGGACGGCAGCCGATCTGGAAGAGTTTTTTACCCTTTACGATGAAAAGGTGCAGACGCACGAGCAAGCACTGGCTCTTAATGCAGACGAAGATGCGGCGAGTCCAATAGTAGACGGCCCTCCGTGTTTACAAATCCTGTGCCGAGAGGGCATAGGCGAGGGCGCAAGGAACAATGGCTTGTTTAACTTGGGGGTGTATCTGCGTAAGGCTTATCCCGAGACCTGGGAAAACGAAGTGTTAAATTACAACATGCAGTACATTCAGCCCCCACTACCCTTGGGCGAAGTCAACACCGTAGCCAAGCAGCTTGAAAGAAAAGACTATGCGTACAAGTGCAAGGACGCGCCAATCAACAGCTATTGCAACCCGGAGTTATGCCGCACTCGAAAGTATGGTATCGACGGGGCATCAGCGGCCGCAAAGATAGCAAACCTGAGAAAGTACAATTCTGTGCCGCCCGTCTGGTTTCTGGACGTGGAGGGCAAGCCACTGGAGATGGACACTGACGACCTGTTGAATCAGGCAGCGTTCCAGCGAGCCTGTGTCGAGCAGTTGAACTTCTTGCCAAGGACCATGCAAAAGGCCGTTTGGGAAACCCGGATCAATACGCTTTTGATTGAGATGTCAGAGACCGAGGGTTCTATCATCGAGGTCAGTCAGGACGTGTCCGTCAACGGTATTTTCCAAGACCATCTGGAGGAGTTTTGCACCGGACATCAGGCGGCAGAAGAGAAAGAACAGATTCTATTGAAGCGTCCTTGGACAGATGAAGATCGGCAGGAAACATTTTTCAGGCTCAAGGATTTAGAGGCGCATTTGCTGAAGGCAAACTTCAAGCATTATAAGACACACCAAGTGGCGCAGCGACTGAGAGACATCAACGGCGAGGCCACGCAGATCAAGATTGCCACCAAAAACGTCAGGCTCTGGAAGATCCCGGCGTTCAAAACAAACAAGGCTGTTGTGGAAGAACCCAAATTTGCACAGGACGAGGACATACCATTTTGAAACAGGCAGATGGATTAGATGAGGCGTTGATTGGGACCGCGTACCGGATCGATCTTGGAGAAGTTCTGGTTTACGATTACGACAAGTGCGTTGAGATTTTTATGGACATCAACGACTGGACTGAAGAAGAGGCGATAGAGTGGGTGGATTATAACGTGGTGGGTGCTTACGTTGGCGAAGACACTCCGATTTTTGTAAAGTTGAGCAGGTGAGGAGGAGATACCGTTTTGAAGAAAGCAGACGGTTTTGATGATGCAATAATTGGAATCGCATCCTTGCCGGGTAGTGAAGATGTAATTGTCTATGACTACTATCAGTGTTGCATCATTCTCGAAACACGGGACGGGATGACAGAAGAAGAGTCCGTAGAGTACATGGATTTTAACGTTGTAGGGGCATACGTCGGCCCGGACACCCCCGTATTTGTAAGGTTGGGTGACACGGTCGAGGATTACTGATGCAAAGGATTTTTGGCCCTCCCGGAACCGGCAAAACAACCACTCTTCTTAACCTAGTAGACCGTGCGTTATCGGATGGCACACCACCCGGAAAGATCGCATTCTTTGCGTTTACCCGAAAGGCGGCCTCAGAAGCCAAGGAGAGGGCCTGTGAGCGGTTTGGACTAGACCACCGGAATGATTTGCCCTATTTCAGAACTATCCACTCTTTGGCGTTCTATTTGACCGGGCTCAAGTCTGAGCAATTGATGACGGCAGGGCATTATCGAGAGGTTGAGCAGAAGATTGGCATCAATCTGGTAACTGGTGAAACGTCACAATACGAAGTTGAAGAAGACCTGTCGAACAGCTTGCGTAAGGAGTCTGATCTTTTACGGTTGATCACGTTATCGCGACTGAAGAAGACGCTGCTTCGGACTGAATACAACTTTAGCGAGCTACAGCATGAGTGGGTTGAGGTGGATTACGCAGCACGGAGCTTGGCCCAATACAAAAAAGCGCATGGCCTATACGATTACACCGACATGCTCGAACTGTTTGCCAAGTCCGCACATCACACCTGTCCTAAGTTTGAACTGGCAATGCTTGACGAGGCACAGGATTTGAGTCCTTTGCAATGGGACATTGCCCATGAGATCGAAAAGAAGTCTGAGCGCATGTACTGTGCGGGCGACGATGACCAAGCGATCTACAAATGGTCCGGTGCCGACGTAGAGCATTTTATTAATTTGCCCGGCGGTAGTGAGGTATTAGAACAAAGCTACCGGGTTCCTAGAAAAGTCCACGAGGTAGCCGAACGCATCTGTGGACGCATCAAGCGACGGTTCCCGAAGCGGTATCTACCCAGACGCGAAGAAGGCAAGCTCGAACGAATCACAGATTTTGAAGAACTGGACTTGAACCACGGCACTTGGTTGTTTTTGTCTCAGGCTCAGTATTTTTTGAACTCGATCAAAACTCATTGTAAATCCCAGGGTTACTTTTACGAGTCTCAGTCTGGGCATAGTTTACGATTAAAAATTAGAGAAGCGTTGGAAGGATGGAAGCTCTTGCAGCAAGGCAAGATGATTACTTACGACACGGCCAAGACATTGTACAGCTACATGTCTGGCAATGGTGGTAGGGTCCAGCGCGGATTTAAAAAGATTCTTGGGGAAGAAGACGACACGTTCACGTTTGATGAATTGAGGGACAACAACGGTTTATTGGCGACTCTCGATATGTCATGGCAACAGGCGTTAGATAAAGTGCCAGACGTTGATGTAGCTTACATTAACGCTCTGCTACGTCGAGGCGAAGACCTCACGGCCCTGCCACGCATCAAACTTTCGACAATACACGGAGCGAAGGGTGGCGAAGCAGAAAACGTGGTTTTGTACACTGACCTGACGGCTGCTGCCGAACAGTCAATGGAAAAGGACCCGGATTCAATGCACCGCGTCTTCTATGTGGCCGTGACCCGGACGAAACAAAATTTGTTTGTTGTTGAGCCCGAAAACTTTTACAGGAGCTATGCCTTATGAAGTCGCTCGAAGAACAGGTTGCTGGAGAGCATTACAAAACCCAGAAGATTCAGCCTATTGAATACATTCTGGCGAATAAATTGCCCTTCATTGAGGGCAATATAGTGAAATATATCACTCGATGGCGTGAGAAAGGGGGTATTGAAGACCTGAAGAAGGTTAAACACTACACCGAAATTCTCATGGAGTATGAAAATGGACAAAGAAACTAGATTGCAGTTCCCCCTGTTTACGCCAAAGACTGAGTGGACTGCCCCGTTTGAGCTAAAAGACCTGACGGGTGCTAAAGAAATTGCGATTGATCTTGAGACACGGGACCCGCACTTGAAAGAGAACGGACCCGGCTGGCCTAAGAAAGACGGTGACGTGGTAGGGATCGCTGTTGCGACAGAGGGCTTTGAAGCCTACTACCCTATCGATCATGCAGGGGGTGGCAACCTAGACAAGAACGTCGTATTGAAGTGGCTCGACAAGCAGCTTTCGACGGACTGTCCAAAGATTATGCACAACGCGCCCTACGACTTGGGCTGGCTCAAAGCACTGGGGACCACGGTTAACGGGCCTATCATCGACACGATGGTAATGGCTGCACTCTTGGACGAGAACCGATTTTCCTACTCACTGAACGCCCTGTCTTACGATTACTTGGGCGAAGCTAAGTCAGAAAAGCTATTGACCGAAGCGGCGGTGGACTTTGGGGTAGACCCCAAGGCCGAGCTGTGGAAGCTGCCCAGCCAGTTTGTGGGTCCCTACGCCGAGCAAGACGCCCGGTTAGCGTTTGATCTGTACAAGTTTTTCCGCGTAGAGATCAGCAAAGAGAACCTCAACACGGTCTTTGATCTTGAAACGCGACTGACTCCGTGCCTGATTGATATGACCTTTCGAGGCATTCGGGTCGACATGGAGCGTTGCGAGAGAACCAAACAGGATTTACTCAAGCGAGAGAAAGTTATCCTGAAACAGATCAAGGACATGGCCGGTCAGGACGTAGAGATCTGGGCGGCAGCGTCACTCGCCAAGGCATTCGACAAGCTCAAGATTAAGTACGCCCGGACCGGGACAGGACAACCGTCTTTCACCAAGTCCTTTTTGTCCGAGCACCCGCATGAGTTTGCAAAGCTGGTGGTAGAGGCGCGGAACTTATCTAAGATCCAAGGCACGTTTGTTACCTCAATCATGAAGTATGTGTCCAAGGAAGGACGCATCCACGGGCATATCAACCAGTTACGATCTGATGACGGTGGCACCGTATCGGGCCGACTGTCGATGGCAAACCCTAATTTGCAACAGATTCCGGCACGTGATCCAGAACTCGGTCCCTTGATCCGCAGCTTGTTTCTCCCGGAAGAGGACGAGCAATGGGCGGCTATTGACTTCTCGCAGCAAGAACCACGCATTTTGACGCATTACGCCTCGGTGTTTGGTGAGTGGAAGGGTTCTCCATTGGGCGGGGCCAAAGAGTTTGTTGATGCCTACACTAACGATCCCGAGACAGATTTTCATACGATGGTGGCTGATATGGCACAGATTCCACGCAAACAGGCCAAAACGATTAACCTGGGAATGATGTACGGCATGGGCGTTAAAAAGCTTTCTGAGCAACTTGATCTGGATATTGACGAGGCAAAAAGCCTGACCGAGCAATACCACTCCAGAGTGCCGTTTGTGAAGCAGTTGATGTCTGGGGTATCACGGTCCGTGGACAAGAAAGAAGATGGCGCGATCCGTTCACTGAAAGGACGCAAGTGCCGGTTCAATATGTACGAGCCGATAGGTTACGACCTACAGAAAGCCATGCCTAAGAAGGAAGCAAAAGCGGCCTACGGGGACACTACGCCCCTGCGCCGTGCCTACACGTATAAGGCCCTCAATCGATTGATACAGGCTAGTGCAGCCGATATGACAAAACAGGCTATGGTGGACTTGTATGAAGCGGGAGAACGGCCTCTGCTTCAGGTACACGATGAGCTGGGGTGCAGTGTACGGGACTTGGCCCACGCAAAACGGATCAGAGAAGTGATGGAAAACGCCATTGAACTCAGGGTTCCTAACAAATG